GGTTAATGGAAATCGGTACGAGCCGTATTCGCGCCTTACCTTTGGGAGACGGTGAAAAACTTCGGGGGTTTCGTTTTCATAGAATTATTATTGACGAGTTTGCGCTCATGCCTGAAAGAATTTATAACGAAGTTATTGTTCCATTTTTGTCTGTAGTTACCAACCCAACGCAACGTGACGATTTAGATAAACTTGAAACCCAGCTGATAGAGGAAGGTCGCATGGAAGAACACGAAAGACACATATGGCCCGGCAACAAATTAATTGCACTTTCTTCGGCTTCTTATAAATTTGAGTATCTTTATAAACTGTATCAGCAATTTGAGTTTAATATTACACGTGAAGAACAAAAGGATGGTGCGTCTAGGTGCATTATGCACTTTTCATATGATTGCGCCCCTCAGCAGTTATACGATCAAAATTTACTCAACCAAGCCAAATCCACAATGAGCCAATCTCAGTTTGAGAGAGAGTTTGGGGCTACATTCACAGATGATAGCGCTGGATACTTCAAGACAAGTAAAATGGCCCTTTGCACTGTGCCGGACGGAGAACTACCCTCTATTGAAGTCAAAGGGGGGATTGACTCTGAATATATATTAGCCTTTGACCCGTCGTGGTCCCAAACGGAAAGCTCTGATGATTTTGCAATACAAATATTAAAATTAAACGAAGAGCAACAAAGAGCTACGTTGGTTCACAGTTATGCCTTGGCGGGCACATCTTTAAAGCATCATATTAGATATTTTTTATTCTGCTTGGAGAATTTTAATATTGTGGCTATATGCGGCGACTACAATGGTGGGGTACAGTTTTTACAGGCGTGCAATGAAAGTGAAGCTTTTAAACAAAAAGAAATCAAACTAAAGCAAATAGAAGTGCCTTTCGATAAACCTGAGGAGTATCAGGAGAACCTGCGCCAGTATAAACAGCAATACAACAAAGGAGACAACAAGCACGTCATCCTAAGAAAACCTACGAGCAGCTGGATACGCCAAGCAAACGAATTACTACAAGCCAACTTTGATCACCGTCGGTTACTTTTTGCCAGTCAAGCTATTGATGATCAATATACAGCGCAAAAGAGCAAAATGATACCTATCGAGGAATTAAAGTTCTTGCGCACCTCGGAATACGATAAGCAAAACAAAGGGGCTAGAATGATCGATTTTATCGAACATCAAGCCGACATGATGAACATGACAAAAAACGAATGCGCCCTAATACAAATCACCACCACCGCACAAGGCACTCAAACTTTTGATTTACCTTCTAATCTAAGGAGGCAGACGGGCCCCGATAAAGCCCGAAAAGACTCCTATTCAGCTTTGGTCTTAGCTAACTGGATGACAAAAATCTATTTTGATTCGCAAAAACAACCCAAATCGACTATAATAGAAACATTCGAACCAATGTTCGTAAACTAACTTTTTGACTTTTGAAAGTCACTTTTAATTAAATCAGTGTAAAATTTAACATGGCCACGCGGAAATATACAAAAAGATCAGACTATTGGAAAAAGTTTGAGAAAAACTTTCAGTATCCCAACAATCCTTACGAAAGCCTCGCTGGAAAGGAGGATTGTGAACCCCAGCTACTGGGAGATTCTTTTTACGATTATACGTCAGAAGCGTACAACCGTAACTCTAACCCTATGGGGGGCGGCAGCGGGTCTACTGATCGACGTAGAAATCAAATCGCTATCAATCCGAAACTTTATGCGTACAACAATATTCGGTCGGGGATGCTCCCTTATGAGTATGCGTTCGACGGGGTTAATGTTAGGGATGCTATTGAGTTGTGCCAAAAAGCATATTGTAATGTAGCTATTTTTCGCAACTCTATTGACATGATGGCTGATTTTGCCAACTCTCCTCTTTATCTAGAGGGGGGGAACGAAACGTCTAGACGGTTTATTAATTCGTGGTTTAAAAAAATAGGGGTTTGGGGGTTGAAGGACCAATTTTTTAGAGAGTATTATAGAAGTGGTAATATTTTTCTTTTTACTGTAGATGGAAAATTTAAAGCTGACGAGTTTGCGAAAATTAGAAATTTGGGACTTGTGGCTCAAACAAATAAGATTCCTATTAAATACATTCTGTTAAATCCCTTTGATGTGGTCGCCCAAAGAACGACGTCGTTTGATGTGCGCTTTTTTTCTAAAATACTCAGCGAATACGAAATCGAGAGATTGAAGAATCCCAAGAACGATGCTGATAGGGAGTTGTATAACGCTTTGCCTTCAAACATTAAAAAGCGCATTCGGGAAAATGCTTGGACCCCGTCGGGGATGATGATTGTTTTGGATCCAGCTAAATTAAGATTCGCTTTCTACAAAAAACAAGACTACGAGCCTTTTGGCGTCCCCTTTGGCTTTGCGGTACTTGATGATATTAATTTCAAGATGGAGATGAAAAAAATTGATCAAGCTATTTGTCGTACAGTGGAAAATGTAGTGTTAATGATTACGATGGGAACAACTCCAGATAAGGGGGGCATTAACCCACGTAACGTGCGAGCTATGCAGTCTTTGTTTACCAATCAGAGCGTGGGGCGTGTATTAGTCAGTGATTATACCACAAAAGCAGATTTCATTATCCCGGATCTCCAAAAGGTAATTGGTCCATCCAAGTATGAGATAGTGAACCAAGATATTAAAGAAGGTCTTCAGAATGTTATACTTGGAGAAGAAAAGTTCGCGAATGCTACGATTAAGGCCCAGTTATTTTTGCAACGGCTCCGAGAGTCGCGAGAGGCTTTTCTAAATGAGTTTTTACAGCCGGAAATAAATCAAATTTGCAAGAATTTTGGCTTTAGGAAGTCACCTAAGGCGCATTTTGAAGACATCGATATGAAAGATGAAAACCAAGTCCAGCGCGTTATCACGCGCATGATGGAGCTGGGCATTTTACCTCCGGAAGAAGGGATGAAGGTTATCGACACGGGAGTCTTTCCTTCTGAGGGAGAGCTAGAAACTGCCCAAGAGAAATTTTTAGCGGATCGAAAAAAGGGATGGTATAATCCTATGGTGGGAGGGGTGCCGGTCTTCGAAGAATCCGAAGAAGTGGAATTAGAGGAAATTAAACACCCGCGCAGCATGAAAATGATGGAGGAACAAAAGACCAAAACCCCCAAATCGCCGGGTCGCCCACTAGGATCCAAGGCACGCATCAAGAAAACCTACGCGGTCGATACCATCAAGGAAGTTATTGACGCCACTACCAAGTTTCATGCGGATCTAACAATCGAAGCTAAGAAGGTTTTCAAAAAGAAACGGTTAAGCAAAGCCCAAAAGAATGTTTTAGAAAAGGTTTGTGAGCTTGTTGTTTCGGCGTGTGATAGGGCCGATTGGAAGAAAACGGGCGTCAATTGCCTGAAAAACAGCCAACAGCTTTTACAACTCAAGACCTTGAGAGGGGTAGCGGATATTAGCGTAGAGCATTCGTTAGACGAATATGCGTCAGCGATTTTATATCACAGCTTGAAGAATTCACCAAAAGATTAAAAAAGTGTAACATACAAGGTATGAGTGGCCCCTACAGATTTAAAACGGAGTTTAACTTCGAAGTTTTCGCAACAGATGATTTAGAAGAAGATTTAAGTATCAGCGTCGCTTCTCTGGATAATTTAAAACCCTTGATCCCAAAGGGTATAAATTTGGATCGCAATATTGATTTGGTGGGAGCTGCTTTTAATGCAGCTATTGTTAATAGATTCAACAGAAACGGCGATGGAATTAATTCAGCTACCGCAAAAGACCTTGTGGATTACTTTGTCCACAAGCCTACGAACATCGAACACAAGAAAAACAAGGTGGTGGGGCATATCGTAAATGCAGCATTTACTGATATGGAAAATGAAAAAATTCTCAATACCCGTAAACTTGAAGATAAGGTAGATCCTTTTTATATTTCGCTCGCAGCCGTAATCTACAAGACTGTGAACCCCGAGTTTGCTGAGCTGTTATTAAAGGCTAGTGACCCGAACGATGTGGATTATAATAAAGTTGCAGCAAGCTGGGAGCTTGGTTTTAATGATTATAATATTGCAGTTGGCTCTCAGAACTTGAGCGAAGCCGAGATTATCACCGATCCTCAGAAAATTAAAGAATTTGAAAAATACTTGCGAGCTTTTGACGGAAATGGTACCTTAGAGGACGGAACCCCCGTTTATCGTTTGGTGGCCGGAGAAGTCTTTCCGTTAGGTATTGGCTTTACGACCAAACCTGCGGCAGACGTACAAGGAATCGCCATTCAAGAGGGCTTGGAGCTCGAATCAGACAAACAAGAGGCTTCTGTCCTAAAAAGCGATTTAAGAAAAATTAAAAATAATATTTTAAAAATTTCCCAAAACGAAGAAATTAATGTAAAAAAGGGTAACAGTTTTAAAACTATGGACACAAAAGAATTAACAACAGAGTTCGAAAAGATCCTCGATTCTAGGTTAGGCAAAAAGTCCGAGTATACGCAAGAGTCTGTAGCTAACATGGCAACCCATATTATGGATAAGATCCGTGAGAAGGATGCTGAGTGGAAGCTAGAGAAAGAAGAGGCCGAAAATGAGAAGGCCGAAGCGGTTGCTCGCACTGAGGAAGCCAAAGCTAATATTGAGGACTTTAAGAAGCAGCTCGAAGAGGCTCAAGAAAAGATATCCTCTTTAGAAGCTACTATCACTTCTGCTAAGGCAGAGGAGTTGTTCAACAGCAGAATGGAAAACATCGATTCCCACTACGACTTGGATGATAGCGATCGCGCTGTCCTTGCCAAGGAGGTAGCTGTGCTCGAGTCTTCGGAGGCTGCTTTTGAAAGCTATCAGCAAAAACTTGGGGTCATCCTTAAACATAAGGGTAAAGCCTACAAGGAAGAGCAGGAAGCGGCCTTTCAGACGAAGGTAGAAGAAGAGCTCCAAAAGCGTTTAGCCACCTTTGACGAAGTAAAAGCTTCCGAAAAGGAAGAGGCAACAGTTGAAGACTT